CTGGTGGTTTAATACATTCTTAGTTTGCTTTAAGTCATTATAAAAACCATCTACCTTCTCTTTATTTAATTTTAATAGGTTTGAGTATTTTACAGACTCTTTATTTAGTGTATTGTATTTTTCAAAATCATTTATTCTTAATGCATCTTGAATTTTAATAACTTCACCAGATTTAGGGTCTACATATTCTTCATTTTTTATTTCGTTTAAGAATTCAGCGTCTTGATTCTCAATATAATTATCCTTAGCTTCCTTTAATTTTATCTCTTTTGCTCTTTCTTTTAATCTCTCAGGAGTTACGCTTTTACCTTCTTTTTCAAACTCTTGCTTTGCTTTATTAAAGTATTTATCTACAGATGTTTTATCAGCTACAACTCCAGTGCTTCCTATTACTTCACTTGCTTTCTCCCCAATACCAAATGGCAAATTAGAAGCTAAGGCTAAGGCTGTATTCCAAGAGCCTCTTGCAAAATTTTCTACATTATTAAGAAATCCTTTACCAGCTAAAGCATCTTCGAAATCTATGCTTTCTTTGGTTAAGTAATTATCAAGACCTTCTTGTTGAGACGCTTTTCTTTGCTTTTGTTTTTCAGACACCACTACGCTTAATGGGGATACTGGAGCAACTTTAAAATCATTATCAACTTGAGCAGATACAGCTTCCGTAAATGTATTTGGTTTTACATTGAACTGAGAAGTTATATCTACTACAGGTTTTTTATCAATTACAGTAATTTCTTTCTTCTTCGCTTCTTTAAATTCTTTTGACTTTTGCTCTGTAAAAGACTGAACAGGTGCGCCAAATAAGGCTTTATTTTTCCCAACAGAAGATGCCGAAGCCCCAGTTTGAAGAGGTTTTCCTCCAACCGAAAAAGACTTTGCTTTCGTTTGTTGTACAGGAGATACCGAAGGAGCTTCTTCTGAAGTACCAGTCGATTCTACTTTTTTTTTTGACGTTACGCTTGAGTATTTCTGTAAGAACGAGTCTTTATCTTTAGAGTAAAGACCATCTCTTTTTACAACCTCATAAACCTTGTCTTTATAAGGCTCATCATTAGACCATTTATTTTGAAATTCATCAAAGGATTTTGTGTATTTCCCCTCTCTTACTAATACTTCGTATAATTTTTTTAATTCGTCCATTTTTATGTGTAAATTATTAATCTAATTCAGCCTTCTTATTAAACCCAGCTAACTCTCTGTATTTATCAAATAACTCATCGGTAGAACTTAATCCTAATGCATTTGCTACGTTACCAGCTTGGTCATCTGCTTCTCTAGGTATAACTAATTCGTTTCTGTTAGTGGTCTTTATTCCAGACAAACTTCTTTTAGCTAATTCAAGTTCATTCTTCTTTTCGTTATAAGCGTCTGTATTACTTCTTAATGAAGCAAGTTGTTTTTCTATGTCACTAACGTCTTCTTTTGTATATGTTTGACTTTCTGTACCAGTAGGCTCTGAATACTTAACTTTTATGAATTCTTTACCTTGTGCATTCTTAACCATATATACGTTAAGTAATACAAGATTATCTACTACCTTAGTACCAACAGGTTTTCCTTTTTCATTATAAACATTCACCTTCAAAGAAGATACTCTAGGGTTTTTAGCCCCAGAGGCATCCCAAGCGTGTCCTTTACCTCCTCCAGGTAATCTAAAGTCAGTAGGTTTAATTATTTCCTTCTCGTCACCTTTACCTCCTCCATTATTACTAGGTGGCGCTCCATAACCTCTCTCAACTTCTTTACCGTATGATTTAGCCATATTATCATAAAAGTACTTAGATGCCGCTTTCTTTTCGTCATCAGTCCAATTACTTGTTTTTCTTACTTTAGTCGTAGGCTTTATTTCAGATTGATACCACTTTGTCATCGCTGCATTATCTCCAGCTAATGCGTCTGCCGCTAATTGTATAGCTTCTCTTTGAGGTTGAGCCTCTGGAGAATTTATATCTCTAACCTTAACATTGCTATAATAACTACCACTTTCTTTTAATGGAGCTGTAACTCTATCTACAACTTTTTTATATTCATCATTTAATTCAATATCCCCTACAAGATTTAGATTGTCTTTTACAAACCCACCTATATATTGAGGCTCTCTCTCTGTGCCATCTTGGTCATACAATTGAACAAATCCTCTACCATCTTTAAATATGTACTTAGCCTTACCATCTCTAAGTTGTTGTAAATCAGACATTACTTCATCGTAATTATCTTTATTTAACTTACCAGATTTAGCCAAGTCTTCAGCTGTCTTAAAGTAATCTGCCAAACCTTTGGCTTCATTTGTTATGGTATTCATTTCGTTTACAGTCTTATCGTATTCGTATAGATACCTAGAATCTCCTGTTTTTTCGTATAGCTTTTTATTCTCTATTGCACTATTGTAAAAGTCTTTATATAATTTAGACATAGATTCATCATATCCAGCTAGACCAGAAGCTGAATAAGCATTAGGGTCTTTTCTATCTTTTAATTCATCTGCCTTTGCTTTCGCTATAGCTGCTGCCTTAGTTTTTTTAGCTAAGTCTATCTTATCAAATTCAGCCTTAACCATTCCTCCAAAGTCAGGACCTTGAATCGGTTGTACTTGAGCGTATGTTCCTACATTACCTACTACTGCCATTTCTTTTTATTCAAAAATTAAATTACCACTATACGGATCAACAGAATAACCTCTTAAGTTATTACTTATATTTGCTTTTCTTTGAACAGGTGTTGTTAAAGAAGGTATATTGTAATTGCCAAATAAAGGTTGATTTTCTAAATAATTCATAGCTCCTAAACCACTTCCTCCTGTTCTAGTTAAAGTATTGTTTAAACCACTGAAAGCTTCATTCATTTTATTTGAGGAAGTATCTAATGCCTTTGTAGCTTGTTCGGCTGTTTTAGTTAATCCTTTAGTAGCTTCATTAGACTTACCTAAAGCCCCAAGACCAGCTATTCCTGTTTGAGCTATCCCTCCAATACCTTGCCACATCTGTTGATTACCAGCATTGTATTGTGAAGACAATCCTGATATATCTTGCATCTCTCTTTGCTCTTGCATATTTCTAATGTTAGCTTCGTCTTGAGCATACATTTGGTCTATCTGTTTTTGTTGCGCATCTAATTCAGCACCAATTTGTCTATTAAGCATTTGATTACCTGCCTCAACTCTACCAAGACCACCAAGTACACCTCTAACGCCAGCTCCTTGTAAAGCGCCAACTTGTGTAGCAGCTAATCTTGCCTGCTCCTCTCTTTGTAGGTCTGCACCTAAAGTAGAAACTTGCATACCTTCTGCAACATTATTAAACTCTTGTCTTTGATAATTATCTAGGGCATTTTTTGCGTCTCTCGCATCTTTTGCTCCCTTTATAGCTTGGTATCCAGAACCTAATAGTCCTACACCTGCCATTGCAATACTCGTAGCTGCGGCCATCTTATATATTTTTTATAGTATTTTTATTAATTCAGTTGTTCCTCTTGTTCCTATAGAGAACCCGTTCTCTACATATTTATTAATTAAATTCTCGTTCTTAATAGACGAAAACACAATTGAATAACCTAACTCTTTAGCTGAGAAAGATAACTCCTCTAACACGCTTAAAATAGCCTTATTTCTTTCTTCTGATGTGGTCTTAGGATTTGTAACCATAAACTCTATCCACACCATATTGGAATTAGTGGTGTACATAAAACCACAAGCTAAATCTTTACCTCCTTCTGAAGCTATAACTCCATTGAATTTACCTAAATCATATTGCGGTAATGCCTTGATTGATGGGGCTGGAAATCTCCAAAAACCCCACCACTCTGTTAGCATTTTATAATCAGTATGTTCAGCAATTCTTATATCCATATTGCAAAGATAAAGTATTTATTCAAAAGATTTTGCGACTTCTGAATTTATAGCGTACACCTCAGCATAACCTGTGGTTTGTAAATTAAATCGTGTATTCATATAATACCCTCTAATACCAGACGTTTCAATTGAGCTAGGTTTTGAAGATAATATAAAGTCTCCTATATTTACTATGAATGTAATAAATGGTTCAGGTGTTATACTTATGTAGTCAGGTCCTATTCCAGAAACTGTTCCAAATAAATTTCTATTTGTGTTATATATCTTATCTCCAACACTAACTGAACTTGGTACTTCGCTAAGGAAGTAGTCAGATCCAATTATATTCTGGATAACGCCCAATCCTGTTACAGATAATGTCTTTAAATCTAAAGAATCTAATCCTCTTATGTATGAGTAATAAACATTTTCTTTATTAAGAAAGTCAGAAGAATATGCGTATCCATTCTGCATATCTGTACTAACTTCTACATTCCAAGCTGAATTACCTTCTATAGATATATTCTTAAATATCTTTCTTGTTGAAGGCTCTTCATTAAAGTTAAATGCAAATGTAGATTGACCTAATGTTCCGTAAAAGTTATTATAAGACCCCACATTGTGCTTGTAAACATCTGCTCCTTTGAATGATAGGAATTCATTGTTCACTCTCAACATACTATCAGGGTCAAACGATTGTCTACCTAAAAATCCATTTACCTCTGGAGAGTAAGACCAAGTAACATAATCATACTTAACTGGTAAAGATGTATAATCTTTCCCCTTAATTTTGTACTTGATATTCATAATGTATATGTCAAAGAATGCATCATACTGACCAATTACATTTACAATTTCATTATCTCTAAATAAGGTTTTAAAGTAATCCCTCATTCCTGAATTACTTATCTCACTAAGACCATTAGAGTTATTCATACCTAATACAACACCTCTCTTGTCATCAGTACAGAAAGCATTTGTTCCGTAGTCATCATAAGACTCAGGGTGTGATGATATTCCGTATTCTCCAGCATATAAAACTTGTTGACCTAATACATCTTCAATTCTTGATAGGTTAGTTGTTGCGTCTGTGTTATATAATAAATCCTTACCATACAATACCTTACTCCATTTATCCTCTTGAATTACAAGTAAATCAGTTTGGTCTGAATCAAGTCTTATAATACTTCCGTATTTCTTAACTAAATCATCCTTATAATTAGCTAAAGATAAATTGAATTCATTAAGTTTATTAACTCCAGTGCTTTCCTGATAAACACCAGAATATGTTAAATCAGCATATCTATTTACTTGTCTATATATGTCTTCCGTTATAGATGTTGGATTTGAGTTTATATAAAATCTTTTTCCATTAAACGAATCCTTAATAGTGTTACTTTCGCAACCATTTCCAAAAGTGAAACAGTTAAATGTTTTCTTTAATATATGTACATTTGGAGCTAATGCATTTCCAGAAAAATGATTTCCACCAACGACATTATATGTTTCTACACTTTCAAAATAAGGTGCATTTAATTGCTCTTCTTTGTAGTTTTCAAATATTAAAGTTCCAGATGAAAATTTAACATCAAATACCACATTTAAACGAACATTACTTCTTGCTGTACCGTCTCTATTAGACGCAACATAAAATCTTTTATTTTCATCCCAGCCAAAATCCTGAAGTCTATCTTCTGCAAAGTTTAACCAAGCTTGATTATCAGCTATTTCAGCTTCCCACCATTCTCTAATAGAATCGTAATCATCTTCTGCGAATTTTATTATCTCTACTTGTTGGTCGAAAGCTCCATTCTTAAACATATACATCCTAACAAAGAATCTTATTTGACTGCCATTCTTAACTGGAGTAGGAATAAAAACAGGAACTGTCGAATCATCAAACTCACCAAACAAAGGAGCAGTATAAACTTCATCTCCCCTCATATATCTTTGACTTCTAAATCCTTCGTACGTTACAAATGTGTCTCCATCTATATTTATATCGAAAGCTCCTTGTTTTATCTTAAAGTAAAGACCACTTGACTCAAGAATAGGATCTCCTCCAGATGTTTCGTTGTCTGGCAAAAAGTCTTTTAGTTGGGTAGCTACCTCCAACACTTTTATCTGTATTGGTATTTCTGTAGGTCCTGAGTAATCTGATTTTAATTCTAGTACATCACCTTCTTTTATTTTATTTTTGTTTTCACCAACTAATTGTATCCATCTATAAATACCATCTTCATAAACAACATTTCCATATATTGTGTCATACTCTCTCTTTGTTTCCTTTATAGCAAATTTATAATACTTAGCCCAAGAAGGTGGATTACTTGCCGTAGTAACTCTTATCGAATTAACTCTTTCGCTTTCTGATGCAGGAATATAAACAGATGTTTCTCCACCACTTATAACTGTGGTTTTTCTTCCTTTGTCATCTAAATATATTACATCACAAGTATAGTTTCTATTTGAGTGCATACTTGCAAAAGCATCTTCACTATAAAGACCAAAGTTTAATGAGTTTATTAAATAAAAATCATCTTTATTTTCTTGCCAAGTGCTTTCTTCTGTAACAAAATACTTTACATAAGGCATTGTTATTGTCAATATGTCTCCAGAAACACTTGTAACAAATGGCTGAACACTAACTATATCTCCAGCATTACTTGCCTTAGAATTCGGATTTAAAGGGTCGTAAAACGCAGATGAAAATGTACCTTCGAAATCAAGTACAAATCCAGAGTTTGTCATAAAATCATTTAAGTCGGTATAAGAATCTGTTAGGTTATAGAAATATGTAAATGCAGGTTGAACTTCATATACCAAAGAAGATTGTAATTCAAAATCAAAACGCATTTGTATTCCAGAAACAAATTCAAAATCAGTAAAATCAAATGATGCTGAATAATCTATAATTGTATCTCCCGCTAATGTTGAATCGTATCCTCCATCTTTAGGATAACACAATTGGTCGTATGCATAGTATTTGTATTTTGACACATATATTTTAGGACCTACAACATAATAAGCATTATATTCTAAATCTAAATCATAAATCATACCATCATCAGAAACAACATAAAGCTTTAAGTTATATATTGTTGCTAAAGAAATAGGCATAGTATATGTTATATTTTCTTCTCCAGAAACATCTATTGTAGAAAACAATGTAGTACTTCCATCTTTTACATATACTGAGTATGTTGAACCGAAATAAACTCCTTTTGGAGATACCTTTAAAATTAAATCTATATTTGTTGCAGATGGAAAATCAGTTGTTCTGTCTACAATAATTGTATTTGTTTCATAATCTATTTCATCTACAGGAGCAGAGCCACCTTCTGGCGTTCCAAATTCAAAGTCTACTACATTTGAGTATGTCGTGCTTTTAACAACATCAGATACAATTCCTTCCTTTTCATCTATAACCAATGATGATGAGAAATAATCTACATTTAATTTCACAGGTTCTGGTATGTCTCTTCCTTCTGTAATATTACCATAGACTAATCTATTACCAATTGCAGATTGTGCTTTTGCTTTTAATGGAACATTATCAAAATTTCTAAAGTATTGAGATTCCTCTAATACACCATATATTTTATTTCCATAGAAGTTGTATGTAATTGATTGATTAGGTATGTTCCATCCTTCTTCACTCTTTATAAACTTATCTATTATATATACGGTAGAACTTTCACTTTCCTTAAATAATAAATCAATACCTATAACGTGTCTATTCCCGCAATTAAAGCTTATATTAACTGTATTTGCTAAATTAACCATACCTAAGTTTTCATAGGTTTGATAATCTAATGCAAATGAAGAAGGTAAAAATGCAACTTGACTCCAGGAAGATATTGCTGAATAATACCCATCTTCATATTTATATCTATAAGCAAATTGTAAAAATTTATCTTCTAAGAAATTAGTTAATTCTGTGGTAACTGTTGATTGAAGAGTTATTATAGGAGCGTATATCGGAGAAGGTTTCATTACAGATACCTCATCTTCCGTAAAACCATCAATACCATAAGTCTTAGCTCTCTCTATATTAATTATTCTTGGAGGGTTTAGACCATCAGTCCAAGACAATAAATCATAACCTTCTACACTTACAAATAAGTCAGAATGCGATATGCGATATTCATTATCAAAATTCAATACACCTGTTCCGTGAGTTGACTGAAGTACTATCTCTGTGGTATTATCAATTATATTATATTGAATAACATAGTCATAAGAAGGAGATGCTACAAAATAGAAAGCCCTATTCTTTGCATCATCCTCTATACTCCCAATTGTTTCAGAATTAGCTATATTTAAAGACGTAACTTTTAAATTACCCTTTACATTCTTTAGCACACCAACACCTCCATTATCTTCAGAAATAACCATTACATTCTCTGCATCAGTCATCTGACCATTAGGCGTCAATCTTTCATCAAAATCTTTATTAACCGTTGCCTTAAGAAAATTATTTTTTATTTTAGCCATTTCTTTCTACCATTAAATAATATGAATAATTCACCGCCTCTTAAATCTAACATTCTGATATTAGCATTTTGTAGGTCTCTATAGTAGTCTTTCTTAGCTCTATTAATTATGTATTCCTGAACACCATACTTATTATTTAAGATAGCATACTTCACATAACTATATAAGGCTTGCTCAGCTAATTTATGTACCATCACTTCGTCTCCGTTATTATATTCAAGACCATCAGATACATACTCTAATACAATTACTCTACCACCAATATTAGAAGAGAATGACATCACACCTTTTCTCTTGTCTATACTAAAGTATCCATTTGCATTAAGTGAAGGATTAATCCCATAGTTAGGACCAGTTAGGTCGTGATCACAATAACTATTATCTCTACTAACTACTCTTTCGTTATATTTCTTAAATGTTTCTGTTTCATTAGCCTCTAAAGGATATCCGTTTTCATCAAACAATATATTGAATTCGTGGTCTTGTAAATAAGCTGTACCAATTAATGTTCTTGAATCTTTAGACAATGTTCTTAATAATCCATCATTTCCTAATACAGAAACCCTAACATACGAAACAAAGTCGTGAGGGAGTGTAAGTAATAAAGAATCACTTAACTCTAACTCTACAACCTTTACTTCCTTTAATGTATCATAATTAAATTCCTGAATACCTCTCTTAAAGTGTTGTAATACATTATATCTCTTTACATTAGATAGTAACCTATCGTCTCCAATTTGTTCTAACATAAAATTATTAACCAATTGAGATAGAGATACATACTGATAACTACCCCAATTATCCTCGTTATTATAGTAATTTATTGGTGGTAAAATTTGGTGTGCCATCTATTATATTTTATAATTGTTCGTTATTTGTACTTGCGGTTTCCATTGCTTGTGCTATCTGTACCACATCATTCTCTCTGATTTCAATACCACAATACCCTAATATCTTTATAACTAAATCTGAAAAGAATTGTTCTGGCAATTCAAAATCTTGATAGTCTGTTGCAGACGCATTAAACAAAGGGTTTCCTCCAACACTTAAGTAAGTCCATTTCGGTGCTTTAGGCTTTCTGATATAAGTACCTATGATTGTAGCTCCACTAACTATTGGGAATATTCTATATTTACCATCAATACCAACATAAACAGGATACTCTGTTGTAGGAGATATTAAATTATTATTAAGTAATTTAGTTATCTCTAACTTACTAACTTCTTCGACTTCTATTCTTCCAGAAAATTGATTTGCTCCAGTTGGTAATCTTTCTATCTTAACACCCTTGTAAAAATCAGTTGCAGTATATTGATGTAAGCCACTTTCAGTTATTAAGGATAAATTAGCCTCAGAAATAAATACGTCAAATGCTTCTCTAATATGCTTTGGTATATCTGAAAATTCAGAGTGATACATTCTTGCATTCTGCTTAGATATAGCCTTAGAGTATTTATGAAATAACTCTTCGAATATAGCCATTTGCGCTAATTCAGAATATAAATTAAATTCCAAAGGACTAACATAGCCTCTATTGTCTTTATTTAATATAGCTAATACCGTAGTATATACTTGATTTATCATTTGTAAGTAAATTTATTTGCAAAGATACAAAATAAAAAAAAGCCCCTAATCAATAGAGGCTTTTGCATTTCACATAAAACGAAATGGGTGCGTATTATTTAATCTTACTTTGAACGTACTTGTTAAAGGCTTTTCCTTCGTCTGTATCATTCATCCATCTTGCAAGTGTATTAAACTTGTCTGTCTCGTCAAATGGAACTTTACATAATAATGTTTCACCATTATAGAATGCATTTCCTTTGTATTGAGCAAGATTTAATTCTGTAGCCCTTACAGCTAATCCCTTCAACTTAGTTAGATCATCTGAAGCTAACTTCATAAAACTTTCTGGGTTTGATTTAGCATATAAGAATACATCTCTCTTAACCTCTGCTGTTTTCTTAGATAATACTGAACTACCATATAATGATAATGCAATACTTTCAATTTCAGGTAAAGTTAATGCCATAGCTGTTTGTAATGATTCCATTTCGACCTCTAATGAACTTAACTCTTTCTCAGCAATTTCATCTGGTTTAAATTCTTCAAATACAATACCATTGTCAGGTGTAATCTCTAAGAATTTTTGTAATTGTGGATTTGTTCTTGGAACAGTAAGTTTACCATTCTGAAAGATAATTGAGCCTAAGATAACGTCTCCGCTTTGTTCATCTTCAAATACAGATTTTTGATTTGTTCCATAACACAAACTCTTTAATGTTCCTTCTTCTTCATCAAAGAATTGTAATGGAGACCCTTTCTTATGTCTATTTCTTAAGAATAGTTGCATAGGTGGATTCTTTGTAAGTAAGACGTATGTCTTGTCTTTGACTGCTTCTTCAGTCTTTTTAGCTTTTACTGCCATATTAAATTAAATTAGAATTATTCTGCAAAGATACGAAATAAAATAAGTTGTAATTTTAACTTTTCGTTTAGAAGTAATTATATATATTTGTAAAAAAAATAAGTATGGCATACGTTTATAGACATATACGAAAAGATACAAATCAAGTGTTTTATATTGGCATAGGAACAAGGTCAGGGCTTCATAGAGCAAAAAGCAAATCTTGTAGAAATAAAATATGGAATAGTATTGTGTCTAAAACAGAATATGAAGTAGAAATACTTTTTGAAGACGTTTCTTGGGATTTTGCTGTTGAAAAAGAAATTGAATTTATAAAACTATATGGCAAGATTATAGATAAAAACGGAACATTATCTAATTTAACTGATGGAGGAGAAGGATGCGCAGGTTTTAGTCATTCAGAAGAAACTAAAATAAGATTAAGTAAAAGTAAAAAAGGAGAAAAAAATCCAATGTATGGTACAGTATCGCCAAATAAAGGGAAAAAAACTTCAGAAGAAGTAAGAGAAAAAATAAGATTATCAAATACAGGTAAATTTAAAGGAGAAAAAAATCCTTACTATGGCAAAAAACACTCTGATGAGATTAGAAAAAAAATGTCAGATATACAGAAAACAATATCTAAAAAAGGAGAAGATAATCCTATGAGTAGAAAAATAATAAACTCAAACAATGGCAAGGTATATGACTGCATAAGAGAAGCCGCTGAAGATTTTGGATTTACATACTCAAAAGTAAAATGCCTATTAAATGGGAAAACAAAGGTAAACAACACAGGTCTTGAGTATCTATAAAAAAAAGAGAGGCATTACACCTCTCTTTTATTATTTATAACTTATTGATTTTCAAATAGTTACTAACCTTTAACAAGTACGAAATTATTACGACCCATCGTACATAAGGCTCTTTCTGTCAACATGTGTAGTTGGTTAGCATCTAAGTCTGAATTACTTACATTTCCAGCTCCACCAACGCTCCACACTTTATAACGTCTGTCTTCAGTAGCAGACTTACGGTATTTAACGTGTAAGAATGGCAAAGTAGCATTAGCTCCTAAAACTTCATCTCTAACTGTTTTTGTTCCAGAAGGACATAGAACAGAGTTGATTGCAGAGTTACCAGAGAACAAACCACGAGCAGTTGGATCATCTAAGTATTTCCATTGAGATTTGTAGATTTCGTAACCAGCAACTTTGAAACCTGAGAAACCTAAGTTTAAAGCTGTATCTTCGCTGTTATTGAAAGCTCCGTAAGAAGTACCTCCAACACCATAAGAATTTTGAGCAGCTAACAAGTAATCAATAGCTCTGTCTTGTTCGAAATCATTCATCATCATATATTCAGAAATAGCACCTTGTTTGTTTAAACGAGATAAGATTTCATCTACATCATCCATAGTAGAGATTACACCAGAGAATACGTTACCTTGAGCAACAGCTTCGAAGAAACCTTCAGTACCTGTGTACCCAGCAGTAGCAGCAGCAGAACCACTTTCGAAAGAAACACCCTCTACCATACCCATCTCGATATAGTCATCAAATCTTTGACGAGATTGCGCTCTTGATTTTAAGTACCATAAGTACCCATTACCACCTTCACCTTCAACTTCAATCCAACCAACTTGAGCCATATCAGAACCATTAACTTCATCTAATTCCTTGATGATGATTGGTTTGTTATCAAAGATGTCTGGAGTAGCCTCTAAAGATTCAGCTCTACCATTAGTTCCTTTTCTATACTCATTAGAGTAAGTGAATACGTTGATTCCTGAAGCAGCTAAAGCACCAGTATTACCAGCAGTACCGAAACCAGCAGATGTAGAAGCAGCAACTGTAAATGTATTTGCGTCTTCCGCTGTTACAATACCTTTCATTTCAACTGTACCATCATTTAAGATTACAGTATCATTTAAACGGAAAGAATGTCCATTCAAAGTAAATACAGCTCCTGAACGAGTTACACCTGTACCAACTGGTCTTAAACGACCTTCTTCAGACCATTTAATTAAGTCAGATTGGATAGCCATCTCTTGACCCATTTTCTCTAAGAAACCTTTTAACGATTGGTTTCCGTAACGAGCGAATTCTTTTTCATACAATTCAGGTAAGAATTGATTTGTGAAGTCGAAATCAGAAGCATCTAAGTAGTTGCTATTTAAGATTTCTTTTGTTGCAGTAGGAGTTAATTTTACTCCTGGACTTGAATTTAATGCCATTTGTGTGTGTTTTTGTTTTTTTTATTATTTCTTTTTTATACTAATTTAAACTTTGTGCCAGTAGATATGCTCTCTGGCGCTCTACGCATTCCCATATCTATGTTCTTACTATTTCTAACCTCATCCTCTATAGCCTTAGCCTTAGCTGTTTCATATACGTTTGATAAGATTGATTCGTAGTTCATAGCTACATACAATGCTTTGTGGTATCCTTCAGGGTCTTTGATAAAACCATTCTCATCTAAGAACTTTCCTAAAAAATTCATCACGTTTGATTGTGTCTCTTTCGTAGATTGAATATTTGAAGGTTTGTGATTAATAACTTCTTCACCAACTTTAAATTCAAAACCTTTGAATTCATTGCTAAATAAATTATCAGTCTCCTTCAAGAATATTTCATTCTGTTTTTGAGATAATTCCTCTTGCCCTTTAATAGAATCTACAAACTCCTTAGCACTTTTATATTCAGCTGGAATTTCTGTATCACTAGACCCTAATGGTACAGCATATTTTTCCTTTTGTTTATTAAAGTATTCTAAGGCATCTGCGTGAGCCTTCTTAAATGCACGAGTCTTTTTTCTTATATCCTTGTCATCATCAAGGTCTTCATCATAAGCGTATGCATCTAAAAATTCATCTTGAATATCTTCATTGTCGAATTCAGGATTCATTTCTCGCATATACTTCTTAACAATATCTTGTTCGTCTAATTCAGAAAAGTCTTTTTGGTATTCTAAAAAATCATTATACCCCCTACCTGTTTCCTCTTTAAACTCTAAGTACTTCTTAACATCTTCTGGTAATTCCTTGCTTTCGCTTTTAGGAGCTACCTTAGATAATAATTCTTCCTTAGTCTTAAGGTATTCTAATACGTCATCGTCATTATTAAATGTAAGAACTTGTTTGTCTTCTATAATCTCATCAGGTGTATCATTTGTTGTTGTAACCGAATCTGTAATTTGGTCGTTCACTTCAGACACTCCTTCATTGTCAATGATCACATCATTATTTTGAACATCAGAGTACTCAGACCCTTCTAATTTCATTTTAAACATATAGTATTTGATTTAATTAAATTTCTCTGCAAAATTACAAAATAATAGTTTTTATTTATCGTGGTTCGAATTCTGATAATTTAAACATATATTAGACTTGTTTTATTTGGTCTATTTCCACTTAAGTAATTATTCAGTGTAGATATATTTATATTTCTAGCCACAGCAGCTTCTCTTACGCAATAATAATATATTCCACTATCTAAATCTAAGACTAATTTTGATTTGTAATTATTTTCCCCAGATATACTTTTGCTTCTTTTTTCTAAGCACTCTTTTGATAACACCCTTCCTTTTAATGCGTTGGATATTTTCTCCCTTCTTTCTTTTGAAAATACAGTTCCTTTATTGCTTTCTGATATTTTCTTTCTAGTTTCAATAGATACTTTTCTACCTACTAATCCTTTTGATATTTTTATTTTACTTTCTTCTGTATGCTTAAATCCTTTAAGTGAATTAGATATTTTCTCTTTAGATTCGTCTGAATGATTTTTGCCAAGCATATTTTTATTGCCTTTTTTTGATTCAGATATTTTATCTTTAGTTTCTTCAGTATGATTTTTACCATACATTGGATGTTTTTCCCCAGAAAATTTACCCTTCATTACAATAGACATATTCTCTATTTGCTCTGCGCTTCTTTTTTTACCTTTATTAGAAAATCCTATTTTTGACTTTGTTTCTTCTGAATGCTTACCACTAAGAGAATCTGTTTCTGTAAGTTTACAATTCAATCCTTCATTTCCTGTGGAGTTATAATGATCTTGCCAAAACCTTTCCTTTTCGTTTAATTCGTTTATAAAGCACTCTTCAATAATATCAAAACTATGATTTTTAAATCCATAACTTAAGATAGAATTATACAATCTAACTTGATTTTTACAGTTGTTATTTCTGTATTTTCTTATTCTGCTGTTTATATTTGTACTTTGACCTATATATATTTTCCCAGACGGAGAAGTTATCTTGTATATTCCTATCATATTTTTTTATTGCAAATATAACTATTTTTTATCTAGGGTCAAAAGAACTTAAGTCAAACCCATTAAGACTATCTTCATTACTCTCGAATGACACCGCAGGTAAATCTTTTTTACGTTGCTCTATCATCTTAGATTGCTGTGTAGCTTGTAATTTTGTTCTCTCGTCTTTTCTATCCTCCTTCATTTGTTCTTTGGTCTTCATACCATCAACCTCAATCCCCTTAAGTTGCATTTGGTATCCAAACTCTTTCTCCATAAGCATAAGCTTCATTTCAACTTCAGCCTTCATCTTCTCTATCTCGGCAGCTACTCTTGCTTGCTCTACCATCGCTTTACTTTGACCTTCTAATTGAATTAACTGAGCCTTGCCTTCTGAAGCAGCTTGAGCAGATTGCATATTACCTTGAGTTTGAGCATTAATTTCTTGCATTTTTTGCTCTTGTCTCTCCTTCATTCTCTTCTCCTTCTTAATTGAAAGGTATTTAGATGCTAAGGATAAATTCTTAATACCAAGAATAGCATACTTATCTTCTACACCAAGATTTCCTTGTTGAATTTCAAATGTAATATCCCCTTCTAATTTAGCTCTTTCTTCTTCGTCAGGTGTTAATTCGATGTTTATAGCAAAGTCGTGGATATACATATTCTTAATCTTATCCAACGCAGTAACATTGTTAGCTGATATTTTATTTATCAAGTCTTGTTTGGTCTCAGAGAATTGTAATACGTCTGCAATACGAATTGTAATGCATTTAGCTAACTCTCTTGTAACAAACATACTGCCTGCTAATATGTGTCTTGTCGCTACATTTGAAGAATACGCTGCCATCTTTTGAATACCAACTAAACTATTCTTATCAGGATTACTTGCATCAATAGCTTGATTAATTCCTGTTACAGATGCAATCATATCCATAGATATTTGAATTGAATCCCATAATGAACTAATCTTATCTTGACCTGATGAATGTCTAATCTCTTGAATAGGCACTTTAGCATTGTTAAATTCACCGCCTACATTAGAACTTCTACCGATAACAGAACCTGTTTGGAAGTACATATTCATAGCGTCTTCTACGGTGTATTTATTTCCACCACCAAGATTAATACCTACTAGCCCATCAACATCAATGTATTGACCATCAGGAACAACTCTTTGTTTTATTTGTTGTAGCTTTAACCAAGACATCTGAATGTCATCTGCAAATGGTATCATTCTGTTCACAGTTGAGTCTATATGTCCTTTATACATTTTAGGAGCAATACCAATGTAGTTAGGCTGTACTTTGTTTAAGTTTGATTTCTCCTTAACCATATTCTTACAAACCTCCCACTTTAATAAGATATTTGTTCCTAGTACTAAAATACCTTCGAACCACACCTCTTCAATCTTAGTTAATTTCTCAAAGTCGGCATCACCTGTTCCTTTATATACAAAGTCATTATCTTTTGCGATAACTTTTAATCCACCCTTTGAATTCTTCTTCTTCTTCCAAACTTTCTCTCTTGAGGTTTTGTAATTAAAGTACAATAAGCCTAATTTACCATCTAATACATCTTGAGATTGACCATTAAGGTTCAATTCATAATAGTTATTCCAAGATGAAGATATGCTTTGTAGTCTTTGTTTTTGCTCATCAGTTAGATTTGGAAATTCCTTATAAACTTCTGATAAATTTGTATTCTTGTATTCTCCGTAGTAGAAGCAATCTTGAAAGTAAGGGTCTTCTGTGTACGACCAAATTAAGTTTGCAGGGTCAACATATTCAATCTTAATTCCGTCTCCAGGAACGAATCTATGTTTTCCAAAACCAACACCAATCTCGATTATATCCTTCTCTATTTTTCTTCTTGTAATTTCGTTGTAGTTATTCTCTTTAAATACCGTTTCAACAGCTATCTCTACAGCTTGTTCAATTGGTGGCTTAAATTCAAACTCCATCTTAATATCTATCTCATCTTCACTTTCTGGTATTTGATCTAAAGGAACAGAAGTTACTTCAATCCCAACATCATTCTTTATTTTTTGAGCTAACTCCTTCCCAATCATATCTGTCTTAAGATTCTCTCTCTTCTTTGATTTTTCTTCAACAGATGTAGGGTCTACTGCAATAGCATTAATAGAGAATTCTCTCTGAGCCATTCCATTAGCAATTATATCTACATACTTAGGGATAACTGGTATAACCTTCCAATCTAAATTCAAATAAGACATATCTCCATTAACAGCGAAGTACTCCTTATATCTTGCAACACTCTGCAATCCATTAGCATACATTCTTCTCTTGTGAAATTCATCTCTTTGTTGATAATACTTACAGGTAGAGCTTTCTCTTTTAAACCATTCTGCTTGAATACTTTCGCCAACTTGTAATCCATAATCTTTTCCCTTTTGAACCTCAAATGGTACATTTTGATTTGGAAAACTTCTGTAAGGAATGGAAATACCTTCCGCTTTCTTCTTTATCATTTTTTACTTTATTTATTATAAGTCTTAAAATTTATAACTATATCCTCAGTCACCTTCTGTGCTGGAGCATACATTTTTCTATTTACTGCCATTATAGCTAAACCAGAACTAATAGAGGCATCAAACTTTGTTCTATTATTAATATCAAACTTAATCCAATCCTTTAGTGTGTCATTAAACACTATATTCTGAGGCACTTCATCGTCATCTGCATTACTACCAACGTATTTCTCTATGTAAGATTCAATAGCTGTTGCGTGCATTTGCTTAACATCTTCAGAGGAGTTAGGCATACCTCCTAATTCTTTCTCTGTTGGTGAAAGCCTATTTTCAGCCTTATCAAAACGAGTTATACTAAAACCTCTATACCCTCTATTCTTAAAGTGATATAATAAACGTGGCTTATTATTCTCTGCTAATATAGGCATACCATAAAATACACACGCCATTAATACATCTTCAAAGAATATCTCTGCGGTTTTTGGTCTTGCTACATACTCTAAAAAGAACGTATGATTAGGTGCATTAGAAAAACTAAATCCCGTTAGTCCGTGTAAAGCTCCCTTTGAAGCTCTATTGGTATCTTCATCGTAAGAACCATCTTTTCTAACACCTTCTACTGTTCCTGATATATCGTATGTATCACAACCGAAAGCCCCTATATCTCCATTTAATGGGTATTTTGAGTGTCCTCCTGGACCACTTTTTGTCTCAAATTTATTCCTCATCTCCTCTGGAGGTATCCAAGATAGCTTAAATCTTCCTTTCTCATTAGGGTGGAAATCAACTATTGTATCTTTAATACCATCTCTCCATTGGAAATTACCAACCGCAATTTTGCTATCAGCATCGTGGTCTTCATTTATCTTTATTTGGTCTATTATCTTTTCTATGTTAAAGGTAGATTGCAACAACTCATCTCTAAATGCTTCATCTATAGTCATAGGGAATGCTCTTAATTCCTCATTATAAGAAATGTCGCTTTCCTTTCTCTTACTACTTCTCTTCGCCTCTAAGAATTGAACACTACCAATAGTCTTCTTATCACCATACACATTGTAGTAAAAACTACCCTTCTCTATAACTTCGTGGCAAACACCATATTTATCTGTGAATTCCTCCATATTCTTATGAGCTGGAAGAAAGTACGAGTACAACCCTGATGGTGTTCTACCTGTAATCTTATTTCTCTTCTTAATACTTGATGACTTGTATAGTTTGAAGAATTCTTCTCCACCCTTATTCATCGCATTAACGGTTGAGCCTATAAATGCCTTCCCTACAATTTTACCACCTGTATCGAATGTTGGTGATACTTGACCCCAATGCTTCTCGAAGTTAGCAGGCTTTTCCCACTTAGATGCCTCATCTCCAAGATATCTAAACATCTTTTGACCATCATAAGCTGAATCCTTTGTTGGTAAGAAGTCTACTAACGTATTTAAGTAATCATCTGTATTTGTATCTCTATTCTTCTTAGATAACTTACTCTTGTCTTGCGGTCTTGCAAAATCTAAGGCTTTCTTTGAATCTTCAATACCCCTTACAATAGGTTTAAAGAAGAATGGTAAATTAAGGAATGCATAACTAAACTTAGAGAATGCCTTTGCAGCATCATCATTAGTTTTTGATGTCATACCTATTCTTGCATTTGAAGTTGAGGTTGCATCATTAAGTAGTTGACATATAATTTGATAGGTATAACCTGTACGTCTTGATTTTACAAATAACTCACCTAAACATCGAGGGTCTACAATACAAGCCTCTGTGAAATAAAACATATCTCTTTGGGCTGTCCTGAAGTCCATATATCCACCTGAATCTTCCATCTTTACCCATTGAAGTGCAAAGTAATGACTACCAGTTAGATACTGAGGTTTTCCATTATTCATAAACCAGATACCCTCTCTTCTTCTCCTAAATTCCTCTATAATGTATTCAGTGTATGCTTCTGCGTTTTCTTGAGATAAACCACTTGGCACATCTAATCTTCTCCAATATTGATCTTCCTTCTTCTTATCCCAGAATAATATATCTTTTCTGTAAGGTACTTTTGGTAGAGTTATATTTAAACCACTAAGGTTTATTACCTCACCCCTTGTACCATTAGGGTCTAATATGATTGAATCATTTTCTTCATCATACCATTCTTTATAATAGTTCTTTCTTGGTAAAAACTCTCCACAAGCAAACTTCTCAGGATACCCTCTCTTAAACTCATTCTCCTTAAGATTAATTTTATCAGCATCTATTTGAAGTCTTAATTCAATAAGTGATGAATCAATTTCTACAATCGCTTGATGAATTGATGGTTTAACTGAAATAGCTAAGTGGTGTTTTGAAGGATCTAAATCATCGTAGTCAATCTTTGAACGTAAAGCGTCTCTAAGGACTCCTAAGGCAATATCTCCAGCCTTAACAAGTCTTACTACATATTTCTTAAATTTATCCTCAGAAGGAGCGTTTGTGCTGTTTTGCCATCTAAGTAGTAATTCCTTACCATACTTAAATGAATCAACCTTAGCCTTTACAATAGTCTTTACCTTGTCAGGTTCAATTAAAGACATATCAGTGCTATACTCTAATCCTTCGATTACAGTTTCAACAGCTATCTCTATATCTTTACTTAATCCTATCATAAATGCAATATAATTCTATTTTGATTAATCATATATAACTTCTCGTCAAATATCTTGAACTCGTATTCTGAATCTTTCTTAACGCCAATCAACGAACCTTCGTTTAGATTAGTCATATCTTTATTCTTATACTTTAAGATACATATTTGTTCATTCTCTTTATGTCCTTCATACTTATCATTGATAGTTGTAGGCTCTATAAAACAAAATGGAGGTAATGCAATTTTATCATCACCCTTTATAACCATATAAGCTAATTCCTTCTCAACATAAAATAAGTCATCTTTAATATGATATTTACTCTCCAAAGGAAACCCTTGATTATTATATTGAATCCTAAATGTATTGTGATGTACAACTATTGTATCTCCAATTTCTACATCCCCTTCATAACCAATAGGTGTTGATACTACTTCTGCTAATCTTTGTGTGAAGTTGTGGTCCTCAACAGATATATTTAAAATTAATCCATTAGATGAATTATTAGAATACCTCTCTTTATTGAAAGGTCTAACTATAAAATAATGTGGACTTCTCATAAGACTATAATTGCGTATAGTATTCGATATGAATTACATTGCTTAAATTAAAAGACTTCCATATAGCTTTTACATCGCTATCTATTTCCTTTACATAGATGTCAAAGAACATATCTTCCTTTATTATATCTGAAACTACTCCAGAGCCACCAAATACATTACTGTTCACTTGGTAGTGCATAATATTGTTATTATCCATTTTAACGGATATCTTTCTTACTAAATTCATATTAAATTAAATTAAAAATATATGCAAAGATAATTAAAATATAGGGATACCGATTCCTAATGAAATATAAGGCTTTAACGTTTGTGTTTCATATCCAACACCTCCCTTTAATAATATCTTATTCTTTATGTTCCAATCAATTCCTAAATTCAATTGATTGTTTGTATTGTACGATGCCGAAACAAAAGCCTTACTCCTATCTCTGTATTTTGTAATTGTGGTTTCTCTTATTGTATCGTTAACTTCTACCTCTGAACAGAAATCTAACAATTCCCCAGTTGTTGTGATATGGGCAATACCTTTAACTCTCTTGCCTTCTATCGGTTGGTTGTATACTTTTGCTGTAATTGACGTTGTGTCTGGTTTATCTAAATACACTAAAGACGTATCAGTTTTTCTTATATACACAGTCTTGTACTTAGTAACAATATTATTGTCTTTTACCCTTAAAGTATCTGTTATCTTTATTATTTTATCTTTGTATGTTATTGTTTCAGAGACACCTCTATATTCACAGAAATGCAATACAGAAAAAGCCATTACAACCCCAATAGCTATAAATATAACTCGATTTAATATTTTAGAATAAATCATCGTTTAAAAAATTTGATATTGATTCAGATATTGTTCCATCACATAATTCTACTCCATTTGTAATTACGTCTGGATATAGAGTAACTTTTACATCTATAGGTCTTTCCCCAATAGTAGTGCTAAGAGAAGAAAAATTAAATGGAAACGTAATATAGTTACTAGTTAATGAAACATTTGTATTATATATATCTGTTCTTGTTTTCTTAATTTCAGCACCTGATTCAAACTCAATAAATACCGAAGCAACCTTAACATTGCTTGTTGTATTCTTGAATATAGGATCATTAAACTTTACTCTTATAGAGTTTATTGGACTTGTAACATCATATACATAGTTTTGACCGTCTGAAAAATAAGTGGTATTTGTTAATGAATCTCTAAGCTCAATATGATTTGCATACGGTCTATTGTAGTATTGCGAGTTAATTGTATATACACCATCGCTTGATTCAATAGATATGTTATCTCCATCTGCTAATTCTTGAATTTCAATAGTAGGTATGTCTGATAAATAAGCAATCGTACCAGATGCATTTTGGAATGTAGCTGTTCTTGCAGTTGTTAGACCTGCTGGTTTTTGAATTGAGAATTTATCGTTTGTAGAGTTATTGTTTCTTAATGTAATGTATCCACTTCCAGCTTCAAGTATATTATTTAGTTGACGGTTTTGAAATATGAAAGTGTCTTTATCTGTAAATATCTTACCGTAACTAGTATTTGTTTCATCATACAAGAATAAAGAACCTATTTTTGCGTCTTCCTGAGATACATTTCCTTGATTCAATACGTTATCTAAATCTTGTAGATTTGCATTAATTATAGATGTAATATCTATTTCTGTAAAATCACCTGATACAACTTGAGTTTCATCAACGCCATAAGTATCGTTATTTTTTCTAAATATAAATGTTCTTCCATTTAAAATTAAGAATACAATCTCATAATGTAATACAATAATTGGAGTTTCTGAATTGTTGAAATAATCCTCAGGAGTTGTTTCCTCTGAATCATTATCTACAATTGTAGTTATCTTTAGATTACCTCCAGTCTCTGGATCTAACCCACTTACTATGTATTGTCTTAATGCTGATACTTGATAATTCTTTGTTTGGTCAAAGTTATCGTTATCACTTCCAATTATAATATCGTTATCTGATATTAAGTTATCTATTGTGTATGTCTTTATTCTTGCCATAGTTACTTTATTCTTTTATTTCAAAATGCATCCAATCGTAATTCTTCTCTCTACCTAACGATATAAATCCGTGTTTATAAAATATATCAATCATAGGTTTATATTCTGGTCTAGCAAATCTTGCTGTTTTTGACGTTTCTTTTAATTGGTTTCTACCAGGATCTAAATCAATCGAAATTCCCCAAGAATGAGTACTCCAGTCATCACCACCTCTCATCTTTCTAAAGTTAAAACAACCTCCAAATAAATCAATACCAAGATCAACTATTTTATTATAGCCATAAACTCTATGTATTTCATTAAATACAGCAAGGAATCTAGCGCCAACTAATTTATGGCATCTCATTTTAGTAACCTTTGTATCTGTATCCCAAGCTAATCGCATAGGGTACGGAAGATTAATAGTCATAAGATAACCTTCACCAGTTACATTAGGTTTTCCGTATTTAGAAATTATCTCCTTTGTTGTCATTCTTTTTATTCTTTAATAATTCTATGGTCTTCAATATGGTATAAATAATAGATACGCATAAAAGGAATATCTTTAATGTAGCTTCTACATTAGAAAAACTTACAGCCATAGCAAGCGAATTTAGTCCGTATATCTTCAAATCGTTAAGTGACATTATTGTTCTTTGCTTTAATTAAACGTTCTGCTATATTTGTAGCGCCTTCTACAGCTATATACATTGTAGCTACTATAGTCCAATTATCTGAATCAACCTTACTAAAGAATAATGCAATTGAAGCAACAATAAATACTGTTAACTTTCTGCTTATCCATTTATTTAAGTAAAGGTCTATTTTTTCTTTTCTACTCATCTATACAAGGCGTATATTCAATCCTTTCTAACTCATTTAATTGGTCGTGAATTGGCTGAAATGGTTCGTATGTAAGTGCGTCAAGACCTATAAACCATTTATCTGCCCCATCTTTTATAAACTCTAACCTGCAAACACCATTTGTGTAACCATTTAAAGCATTGTATTGTTCTGTATTTGGATGTAAAACTATCATATTAAACTAAATTTGTCATATAAGTATTAATTGCATTGTATAAATTTGTGTTCAAAGTTGCATCACCTCCAGAAGTGACTAAAGAAGCTCCCATTCCATAAACGGAAATTGTGTGAGTTCCGTAAGTTGTTAATGACCTAAAAACTAATTGAGGTGTTGTAGTTAATGCTGAACTATTACTAGTTCCACTTACACTTAAATTTGTATTTTGAAAGACTCTTATTTGATTACTTGCAGGTCTGTTAATTGATTTCAAACCCGTTCCTGATAAAGCACCAATAGCATTACTTGTTGTTCCATTGTTGATGTTTTGAGGTAAAACTGCATCAAAAGTAAATCTATTCGATAAACTACCGCTCACACCATCGATAGTTCCTGTACCAGCAGTGTGTACCCAAGCAAATCTACTCGCATCACTTAGTTTATATTCTACCCCATTAGTTGAAGGAATAAAGTTTGTTGAAATAGAACCAGTGCTAGTATTAGTAAATCCATTATTTGTAGCAAAAGTTAATGGATTGTTTAATGTAGATTGATATAATGTGGGAGTTTTCCAATTCAATGAAGCAAACGCATTTGTAGCACCCGTCCCAGTCGCAAAAACATAAAACACATCAAGTTTATCCCAAATGCCTCCTGCTTTTAAATCTAAAACTAACTGATTTTGTACAATTTGTTGTGCAGATGAAGGTATTGGATATCCAAGACTAGTAGCTCTATCTAATACAGCTTTGTAAGATGTGTCGTATTTAATACCAGAAGACCTATTAGCTCCTATTGCATTTGCTATTGCTATAAACATATTACCAAAGAGCTATGATGTTAGATGCTGTTGTTCCTGTTGAATAAACCCTAACTACCTGCACTGGTAAGAAACTACCATCTTGGAAGTTTGTAAAAGTTACTTCATCTCCTCCGACAGTCAATACTTTTAAATTACCTTTCGTACCAACGTAAAGCACACAGCCTCTATTCGGTGTTCCTGCTTCTGAAGATAATGATGGAATATTAGCTGTATTACTTGGTGTTACAGCAGCAGCTCTATTTGCTTGTAATTTTTGATATGACATTTTATTTTATATTTTTAAGTTATTATTTACCATTTTTCTTTGTCAGCCCAATATGCAGCAGACATTTTTCCTTTCGCTATATTCTTTCCGTGTCTTGCTTTAAATGAAGCTCTTTTCTTCTTCATCTTATCGCTTTCTCCTGCTTTAGGTTTTCCTGCTGTCTTAGCTCCTTGCTCTCCAAATCTAATTATCTTCTCTTTCCCTCCTTCGCAAGCCTTTACTATATGACTTTTCTTAGGGTGAGATGGTGTACGTTTTGCAACATTACATTTCATCTCAGACTTATTTACCTTTAGCATAGTTAATTATAATATTTTTAATAAATCTCTGCAAAGATACGAAATAAAAAAAGTGTATATTTGCAATATAAAAAATCAAATTTATTATGGTTATAAAAGAAGTTAAATTTAATCAAGAAGCAAAAGAGCCTTTAATTAAAGGTATCTCAACGGTTTGTGATGCGGTTGCTACAACTATGGGATATAGAGGTAGAACAGTATTAATTGAGAGTCCAGGAGGACTACCAATCGTAACAAAGGATGGTGTATCAGTAGCGGAAAGTATTTTCCTTGAAGATGCAACAGAAAGTTTAGGCTGTGAATTTGTAAAGCAAGCTTGTAGAAAAACAGTCAATGAAGCAGGTGACGGTACAACTGGCACAGCTGTACTTACAAAGGCAATTATCGACAATAGCCAGAAGTATTTAAAGAAAGGTGAATCAGCAATCGATTTAAAGAATGGTATTGACTTTGCTGTAAAAGAAGTTGTTGATTATATCAAGAGTACATCTAAAGAAGTTGATGATTCTTATTTATTTGATGTTGCAAGAATATCTGCAAATAATGATTCTGAATTAGGAGAAATAATTGCAAAAGCCTTTATATCTGCTGGAAAGAATGGTGTTGTATCTTACGAGCAATCAGAAAGTTCAGAAACCTATTTGGACTTTATTGACGGTATGCCAATCGCAAGAGGATATGAATTTGAGGGGTTTGTAAATAAACCAGAGAATAGATCAATTGAGTTTAATAACAACCCATTTATCTTACTATCTAACAGAAGGTTTCAGAATATTACAGAATTACTACCTGTTATAGAGTTTTGTCACCACGCAAAGAAAGAGCTACTTATCATATCTGAAATGGAGTTTGAGGTTATGAAGGTGTTATATGCTAATAAAAAGAACGGTCTTAAAGTGGCTACAATTATACCGCCAAGTATAGGTGAGAAGCGCAGAGATTACTTGACAGATATTTCTTTAGCTACAGGTGGTTTAATTATTGATTTAGATACCTCTACAAACATTGAAGGGTATGATATGAATGAATTGCTTGGTAAATGTAGTAGATTGACTGTAACTAAAGATGACACTGTATTATTCTTTAACGAGAAACCTAATGCAGATAGGGTTCAATCAAAGATTGAAGAGCTGAATAAAGTAATCAAGAACTCAAACAACAATTTAGAAAAGGAATACTTAAGAGACCGTATTTCAAAGTTAGCTTGTGGTGTTTCTGTAATTAAAGTCGGAGGAACAACTGAAGTAGAAATTAAGGAGAAGATTGATAGAGTAGATGACGCAATCAATGCGGTTAAGAGTGCGATATCTGAAGGTGTAGTTGTAGGAGGAGGTTTAGCGCTATATAACGCCTCTTTAAAGCTCGTTCCTGTATCAAAAGGATATAAGTGTCTACTTGAGTCAATTCAAGCTCCTATGCGCACTATTTTAAGTAATGCAGGGGTTAAGTTGGATTCGATTGAAGGAAACTTATTAGCACAAAAAGATAACTACGGATATGATGTTAAGGATTACGAAATTGTAGATATGTTTGAGAAAGGAATTATAGATCCTTCAAAGGTTATTAGGTTAGCCTTAGAGAATGCTGCAAGTGTAGCTACAACAGTTTTATTAACCAATACCACAATAACACATAAAAGAAGTAACTAATGAAGGTAGTATTAAGTAACATTTTAGTTAAGGAAATTAAGGAAGACGTGAAGACAAGTAGCGGTCTTTATTTAGGAGATGGTCAAGACATTAAGTTTCACAGAGGTGAGGTAATTGAGATTGGAGAGAATGTAGATAAGGTTAATGTTGGAGAGACCATTTGGTTTGATAGACACAGAACATACCCTATCAATTATCAAGGAATCGAGTACTTGGTTATGGGGTATGAGAATGTAGTGATTGTAGAGTAAATTTTAATTAAAACCCGATTGCAAGGATAATTGCTAAAAATAAAATGCAGGATACCGATTTAGGAGAAATGACATTCGGAGAAAGGCTGGTAGGATTGACGTTTAATTCTTCTGGAGACGAAAGAGTTCAAAAAGCAAAAGAGCTTTGTGCTGAGCTAGCTGATTTATTATTTCAGAATACACAGCCCGAACATCAAGCATCTCTAAAACAACTATTAATAGATAAAGCAATAGGTGAAATATTGAATGCTCAAATGAATGTAGTCAAGGCTCTAACTTTTAAATAGAACGAATAAGAAAGAGAGGGTTTAATCGCCCTCTCTTATTATTTCATCCTCTAAGTGATTTCCTAAACCACCATTTAAAATTTCATTCCTCTTCTTGTTATACTCAACCATAAGTTTTGCAATCCTCTTATCCTTGTAACTTGTTTCGTAGCTATTAAAGAATTTATTACTTGATGAGTATTCACTAAGCTCTTCTTGCATAGTTAGTTTCTTGTATATGCTAGAAACCCTTCTATTTGCCTTTATGGTTAATCTGTACAATCTATTTCCTGCAACCTTAATCATTGTATTACCAGGAAGAGCCTCTATCAATCCTAAATCAATAAACCTCTTTATACTCTTATTCTTTTGAAGCATTGCAGAGTTGTATACATCAAACTCCTTCTTTGAGAATAGTGGTTCTGAATAAAAGTACATAAGCATCTCTATTTCATCAATAGTTAGATCATACATTACGGAAGCCCATCTCTTTACGATACCATAAAACTTCATAAAGTCAAACTCTCTATTGCAAGATATAACCTTTACAACCTTCTTCTTGAGTGGTCTTTTTTTTGACCTCTCATACTTCCGCTTCATTGGTCTATACTTCTTTGCTTTATGTATAGTACTATCCGCAATTGGTTTTATTAAGAAACTATTGATTTCAGACAAGACTTTCTCTTCCTTGAGTGTTTTTTCATTCTGCTCTAAAAAGTCCTTAAAATCGCTCATAAACTATTTCTTTTTACCTCTTGCTCTGACATCGCCTGGTGCATCTTTTTTACTTCCCCGATTAACAGAAGCATTCTTCTTTACAATACCATTCTTAGTGTGTGCCATATCAAGACCATCTCCATTTCCATAAGTTCCTCTATCTCGATTAACCTTATTCAATTCAACCCTCTTCTTAACTTGTTCAGGTTTTTTGTTGTACTCCTTTTGGTACGCATCTTTCTTTGCTTTAGCCTTCGGATTGTCTTTATAGTACTTAGCAGTTTCTTTCATATTTCTTCATTTCGTTTAATAATTCGTATCTTTCTCTTGTAATTAATTCATCTTCAATTAGTTGTTCTGCCTCATCAAGTCTTCCTTCATACACCAAGTCATCTAACTCATCAGAGAATACAATTGAGTTTGATTCTAACAATACATCACCTCTCCTGTCGTATATAATATCCTCTTCTTGATTACACACAATAGAGGCTATAATTGATATTGGTATTGAAGTTGACATATAATCATCTTTGTTTGTGTTGTGTAGTTGGTCTATTGAATCATAAATCATTCTTGCTAATTCGAAGTTATTGTCTTCATCTATAAAGTTATCTACTCGATTAAATAATTCTACATTTATTGCAGTAAATTCTGGGCTGTTGCTTTCCATTGATTGTCTGTTACGTTAATTACTTCTGTGTATGTACTTCTACTTATTTCTCTTAGCTCTGTTTCATCATTATCAAAGTGTATATCTACACCTTCCATATAATGCTGTTTCTTGTCTCCATCAGTGTAAACAATTTTGTTTATACCAAGTTTATCAGTTACCTTTATTAAGTCTTGATTAAGATATTTGCTATGTCTTGTTGTGGTTACAATTATATTATATCCGACTTCAATTAACTCCTTAGCGTATTCTTGTACTGACGGTAATGACAATGTTGCGTCAAAATCAAAACTTACTGTTATGTTGTTATTATCTACCATATCTAATTTACATCATTAAAGTACATTTCATCGTCATTCTCTTCGTACACAAACGACCATTTTGCATAATTATAAAATCTCGCATTATATAATAGATTAAGTCTATCTAAAATTGTATAATCATCAACATTAATTATGTTATCGTCTATTTTGCCAAACATATCGTAGAAATCTGTTCCTATCAAGACCACTACGTCAGGCATAGAATCATCAGATTGAAAATTAACCAATATTTCTCCCTTGAATTTATTTGCTAATAGTAATGAGAATAAAAATACATTTGGTCTCTTTATCTGTGAGTTAAAATCCTCTATAAATCTTTCAATCATAAGTTAAATCTTTTCACAAAAGTAATAAAAAAAGACCAAACAAAATGAATGGTCTTTTAATTGTAATCTGATTAAGTAATTTAACCTAAGATACCGCAGTAACGCTTTGACTTACCCAAGCAGTAGCTGCTGTTTTTGTGTAAACTAAACCGCCAGCAGAAATACTTCTACATACAACTCTTGTTCCAATAGGATTTGTTGCGTAAGTTGAGTTTAATGTTGCTAATGATAATGCAGATGTAGTTGTGTTAACTACTAATGCTTGTAAATCATTTAAAGAATAATATTCAGTCTTACTATTGTTAACTGAATCTTTTCTTTCTGTAAGATCAACTAATGTTGAATCTACACCTAAAAATTTAATTGTGCTTGACATTTTTTATCTTATTTATTAATTATTACGAAACTGTGGTTATTGGCATTGATATCCAAGCTGTTGTTGCTCTCTTTATGTACATTATACCACCTCCAGATATATTAAAGCACATTATTTTTGTACCTACTGGATATTGAGAGTTAGGGTACGTTGTATTCAAATCACTAGCGCTTAAAGCTACAAGTGTCGGATTAGAAATAGAATCTGTAATTGTATATCCAAAACCAGCTCCTACCTTTTTACCATTGTAAGTAATATTTGTTCCTGAAATAATTTCTGCCATCCAATAATCAGAACCCCTGTATATAAACTTAACAGTATCGTATGAATCTAGTTGATATGTAGATTGATAGCTATTTGACTGATTAAAACTTATAGTAGTTCCATTGTCATAAGCTTTAATGTTTAAAGGACTTAATCCATTTGAAGTAACAGTTATAATCTTTCCAATTACTGGGTTTGAAGGTAATCTAACATATCCTCCAGGACTTCCAGAAACTGTATTTATATCATATTCTAAAACATTGTAAGGAGTTGAAGAACTAGTTCCTACTGCACCTATGGTACTAACGATTGAACCAGAAGCTCCTTGAGGTCCAATTGGTCCTTGAATACCTTGAATACCTTGCGCTCCTTGAGAAGCTAATAAAGCCCATTTTGTTGTAGCTATTTCTGGGTTAGAGTTTCCTGTACCTGTAACTGCCGAAATACAGAACCAAGAAGATCCATTAAAACCAACTGCATCGTCTACTGCGTATGATGTATTTGTATTCCAAGCTCCTCTCCATTCTAATCCTGCTGGTCCTACTGGTCCTGGAGGTCCTGCTGGTCCTTCTGGTCCTTCTGGTCCTTGAGAACCTGTACCAACTGCATCTGTAATATCCTCTAATGTAAAGTATTCTGATTTTCTATCTACCTTACTTCCTTTCTTTTCTGTTAGGTCTGTAAACGTAGGGTCTACACCTAAAAATTTTGTTCCACTTGGAATTGTTGCCATTTGTTATATTTTTTTTAAAATGTTTTACTTAATGTAAATATCTCTGAATAAATTGAGTCTGCCGCATTTGCTGAACCCCATTGAGCAGTTACATTCAATGCATTACTAACTGTTGTATCAAATGTGTCATCATTAACAATACTAAAGTTAGTTCCTTCAAAATTTAATCCAGAGTTCTTTGTGTATGAGAAAATACCACCAGAAGCAATAGATGCTGTACCTGCACTACCAATCGCCCTAATTGTAAAGTAAACATTGATTTCCCAATGCCTATTACTTATGGTATCTAAATCTATTATACCTGTATCAGCAAGTATTACAGAGCCTGCCTTAATATTTAATTTTAATGTAGCAGCTGAATTACAAGATATATGACCAATTAACTTTGCGTGATATGAATCACCAACCTTAAATGCATTTGCAGGAACAGATAATGATCCAACACCACTACCAATTAAACTACCCTCTGTAGCTGTATTTGCTATTGGAGTGCTACTTGTTGTTTGAGAGAATAAACCTACTAATGGATTTATATAACCATAAATATCTTGTAGTGAGTAATATTCTGTTTTAGCGTTATTAACCCTATCCTTCTTCTCGCTTAAATCAACCTTAGAGGAATCTACACCTAAGAATCTTGTATTTGTATCTATAGACATAATCTATTTTTTCTTAAACGCAGTACCCATTTTTTCTTTCTTCTCGAAAGCTTTACCTTCTTTTTTCTCGTGCTTAGCCTTAGCTGTTTTAGAAGTGTATTTTTCTTTTCCTCCGTATTCTTTAATCATTTTTTTCATATCGTAGAATGTTTTTATTTTTGATTTGCAAAGATACAAATTATTCAACCACCTTTATAAAGTTTCCATTCTTATCGTGTAATGTAGTTAGCTCAAACTTCTTATCTAAACCACTAAGTACCATCTCATTTAATTGAAATACCATTTGAAATACATTGAAGTCAACTGAACCTCCGTTCTCTTTGTAGTATCTATAAAACCAACCTATATCGAATTGATTGGTATTTCTCATTTGAATGTATTGCTCTTTCATATCTTATTCATTTATTACTTTCTCTATTTCTCTAAACAACCACCCTGTAATGTAAGCTTGTGGTTCATCATTAACTCTATCTAGTTGTATTCCGCAATCCTCAAATATGTAATTAACTATATGCACAACCTCGTGAGCTATTATACTACCTTCGTTGTATTCAAATGCCACAACATATTCTCCGTGACTAATCCTTGTTGTGACAGCTCCGTAATCTTTTAATTCTCTTGTCTTGTATTTCTTTGAGAAGTACGATAGGTCTTTGTCGTAGATTATAGTTAATGAAGCTTGGTAGATTGGGATTTTAATTGTTTTCTTCTTCATATCTTATTTGTTTTTAAATTCTCTTAACCAATTATTATACTCATCTAAAGAATCTTGTACCTCGTCTTCTAACCATAAATTATATACTGTATTTATATGTAGATTAGACTTTCCAGCTACCTTTCTCTTTGTAAGCCTTGTTTCCATTTCTTCTTTGAATTTTACTATAGATGAGCTTATGGTAAATACATTAGACATCTTTACGAATTCAGCATATATACTTGTCTTGAATACATCAGTATTATATTTATCTATATCATTCTTAAATAATGCATATACATTACTTATTGTTTTCTTTGGTATACCACTTAATTCCTCTATGTCGGATATAGTTAAGAATGTATTCCCTTTATTACCTTCCTCTATTAATAGATTTACAGCATTCTCTATTTTATTCAATGTTTGTATTCTTTTACTTTTATTATATTGATTCATAACAAGCTTTCTTTTACCCTCATACAATACACCCTCTATAACTTTATCTTCACCGCCAATATTAGTGTATGGTCTTACCCAAAAGTATTTTTTTATTATTGGTCTTACTTCATATAAACCACTCTTTACTTTCTTTATGTTCTTTAGAATTATATTTCTATCAATATGAAAAGAATCGGTATCAAAATAAGTTTTACATACAAGGTCCATATACTCAAATAAAACCTCATCTGATTTATCTATATTCAAAAATGCCACAACAGAAGCAACCCTAAATGCATTAGCAAAGTTACCTCTCGATACATTGCAGTATGCACTATAGTTGTAATATCCATCATCTATGTAATACCCTGCTAATGTTCCATTACTACTATAAACTTCTGTTCCTATTCTTTCTGCCTCATCTAAATCTATCTCACTACTTGTAAGTATTAATTTGTTAGATACCAAACATTCACTTAACCTATCAATTAATTCCATTATATACTTTATTTTAATACACAAATATACAAAAATATACAATGCAATTACACCCTTGTATAAGTATACAACATACCACTTAATCGTTCTATAATATAACCTATATCAATGGCTAAGGTGTATCTTGTATGTTTTAGTTAGTATGGTCTGTTGTTGGGATTATAACCCCGCCCAACGATCACACCCCTCCCCACCAAAACTCTTCCTCATTCGGTACGGGGGTCTCCTTTCAAAATATTTCCTTCAAAGTTTTTACCTTTTTAGGCTGTATTAATTAGATGGTATT